GCATCTCTTACTCAACTAAGTAGGGATTTGGGCGGTCTGTCTTTTGATCAGGACGCTGATGGCAACTGGGGATACAAGATCGGAGGTGCAGATACAGTAGTCCCTTTTAAGGGTGAGCTGGACTTCGATTACGAACACAATGTTTCGATTCCGTATGTTGTAGCTGCTGGAAACCCGAACGTTTTACATTATTATACAATGACCGAGGAAGATGCAGCGTACTCTTATCTTGCACTATTCGCGGTTACGGCTGGTAGCGTGGTGTCGATCGAACTTAGCGGGGTTAGCGGTCCATCCATTGTATGTAATAAGCCGGGTGGAAACTATTCTTTTGCGCTAATCGCGAACCCTGTTTTGAACGGGAAAGTTAATTTTAGGCACGGAGGAACAGGAGACGGACATGTTTTTAAACTTATGATTAAGTAATATTAGCGATACCACACTCGCACAATCTCAGATCCATACGCATTTCCACTATTATTTGAAGTGCTAAAAGTGATTGTTACGGATTCTGTTGTATATGTCACATTAAGAGCGTTCCAACCTTCCCATCCACGAGATACGAGACCGGCGCAAACAATCTCGCCAGCATCTGTAATATCTGAAAGCAAAATATTTTTAGTCGCAGTCCCAGATGCAATCGTGAAATCGACCGATTTAAGAAAAGAAGACGGCGATGGTATTGCTCTATTGCTAATATAATAAACTTTGACATTAAGACTTTTTAGACCATTAACGGATGTCATTACAAGTTCGGAGTTGCTATGTTTTACATACGAGACTCCGATACCAGCGTTTTCTTGGTTCGTTCCTCCATTGTACACTTCAATGAAGAAATCCTTCCCATGAACCATAGATCCAAAATTAGGTATTTCAGATACTTTCGTAAAATGATATCCGTGGTGCCATTGTCCAAATTCGTGTTCTTTGAAATCAACGTTGCCACAGTCAAGGACCGAATATTCTGGCGATTCAGCTAATTTTTTTCGCACTGAATCAGCACCTACAATGTAAAAATTCCCGTTCTCCTGCTCCAGAGAGCAGCCACCCAAATCCCTACTTAATGCATCAATTTCCTGCCCATGTTCATACGCCACTCGCGCTGTCGACAAAAATTCTGAGCTGTTTGTCGTGTCATTGTCCGCGACCTTGTACCCCGCCGCGCCACCAAGGGTGGGTCGCTCGCTCAAGTCCCCGTACTTTCCTGAAAATGCAACAGTTTTCAAATCCGTGAAAAATTTCTGAATTTTTCCAAAGAGCACTCTATGTTTTTCCCCGGACTTAATATTCTCCCGCATCTTCGATTCAGTAAACGCAGTCGTCATATCACTTGACTCCATGTTTCCGGGCTTACCGCCCGGAAACACCTGAGTACCATTTTCCCCTACGATCTGTTCAATCGATGTTTCAGGATGGAATACATTTCCCTCATCATCCTGAATCTGCATGTTGTTTACAGTACTCATGATATATCTCCTTTAATTAACAATCTTGAAAAACAGCTTGGTCTGTTTTGCCGTATCGTATTCTGTCCCGACACGTACATTATCGCCCGGCTCGCCTTTTTCTCCTTTGTCGCCTTTCGCACCGGTTTCACCTTGAGGTCCTACCGGTCCCTGCTTTCCGGTCGCTCCTGTTTCCCCTTTAGGACCAGTCATACCCTGGGCGCCGGAAAGGTCTGTCAGGTATTCGTACTTCGCTGTCCCTTTATAAAACAGTTTTGCGTTGTCCTCATCTTCAACATTTCCTGTGTTGATTACTACAAAACCGCCTTGCGGCACACCATCCGCCGCATATCCACTGTTCATTTCTGCTACAGACTTGTACACTTTCGCGATTGAAAACGGATCGCCCTTTTCACCCTTCTGGCCTGCAGGTCCCTGTGCACCTTCTGCTCCCTGCGGTCCAACAGCACCAGTCTCACCTCTGTCGCCCTTCGCGCCGGCTGCGCCAGTCTCACCCTTGTCGCCCTTTGCGCCCTTTAAGGATGCAAGGTATTCCTGTTCACTCTTCCCGGCATTCCCCGGCTGAGCCACCCACACCTCATATGCAGATTTTCCATCCGCTCCTTTAGGGCCTACAGCACCAGTTTCGCCTTTGTCGCCCTTCGGTCCCTGAGTGCTTTTCTTTACCCAGCCGCTTGTTTTTAACTGATAATCCTCACCTTCATCTTCAACAAACACTGTCATGCCGACCCACTGATATTGGATCTTTTCCAAATCCGCCTTGGTATCAACCTGCATTCTGGGGTCAATCGGCTTTTTTGCCGCGATTTCAAATCCTGTAATTGTGTTAATGTTTGTTCCCGAATATTTCTGTCCCATTTTGTTTCCCTTTCTTCCTATTGCAGCATTTACCTATAGTTTCTCATCAGATGTTAAACGACATCTTGTAATTGCTCTGGGATGTCGGCGCGCCGACCAGAACTGTGTATTCCTGTGCCGTACCATCCAGTCCCCTAATGGACACTTTCTTTATCTCAAATGCGCTTGTGCTGTCAAATCCATTCGGATCAAGCACCTGCCTGATCGTCATTCCGGGAGGGCACGCAATACACATGCGCTTGTCCGTAATCGTATAAGTATACTGCTGATTACTCTTTGTAACCACTCTCTTCTCCAGTGCTTTGATCTGCTCTGCTGTAGGGTTTGCTGCTGCCGCATCCAGCGCCCCGATATAGATAGGATAAACAAATGTATATCCGATAGAGTTGGAGTCCACTGCGTTGCCCTTTGCATCTGTCACACGCGCTTTCAGCGTTGCATCCACCTTTAAAGGGCCGGACCATGTATAGGTTTCTTTTCCGCCGCCCGCTTTCGGCGCACTGATTGTATGCAACACAGCAGATCCGTTCAGGAACTCCACCTTTTTAATATCCTCGGATTTTTTTGTTATAGTTGCTGTGAGGGCAACATTTTCCAAAACAGCGCCCTTTTCTTTGATGCCGCCGCCCGGATTCGCCGCAAATGAAATTGTAGGCTTTGTGTAAGGATATAAGATATCATCAAGCACCTTTTTAACCGGCACATTGTCAAAGGTTGTTCCCGCCGGAATCCCTCCGTGCGCTGATACCGTAGGCGTATCATTGCTGTAGCTCACGCAGCCGGCATCTGTCAGTGGATTCACATCTTCCAACACTTCTCCTGTTTCCGCATCCAGCAGCTGTACCTGTACTTTTTTTAATCCATCCATTTTTTATTCCTCACTTTCTTATAATACTTTAATCCCCATATTGGGGCTTACCCGCAAGCTCGAGTCTCCCGGATTTATATCATGGCTGTCTTTTATCACAAAATAAATCGTCTTTTTCTTTCTCTGGGACAGAGGAATATCTTCATGAGTAATGACAATATTCGTCTTACCATTCAAGGCTTCCTCTAATTTCTCACCGATTTCCTGCCGCAATGCTTCCAGGTCCTCCGCCAACGCCGCTGCTCCCTGCGTGTTGACCGTCACCTCTGCATCTGGGGAAATTGTGATGTAGTAATCCTGTATAATCTGACATTCTCTCAGGCCATTGTATGGCGGGAATGAGTCCGTTTCTTCCATGCTCCGCGTGACTGCAATGGAACAGAGAAAATCTTCCTCACTACCGACCTCCTTGCCGTATACACCGATCTCCGTAATCTTGTAGCCTTCCGTCAGCTCCTTATTCGTGATCAGCGCCGTCAGAAGCACGCTTGTTTCGCTCGCCTTTTCGTATTTTGAGAACGGAAACTGCTGTCGCTGTTCCTTCAATCCCTCTGCCTGCTCTAACGCGGCGCGCTGCTTCTCCTCTTCTGTATAGATTCCGCACCCCGTTACCAATCGCGTAAAAATTATCTGCTTTCCTGCTGCCGCTGTGACCAGCAGTTCATTTCCCTTTTTGGTAAGGACTGCGCTGTTAAAAATTGACATTCATTATTCCTCCTGTACGATACTCTGCCGACGCAGGATAACCGGCGCACCTCCGACATGTGCCACGGCTCTTTCTGATTTCTGCTCTTCATAAAAATCAACCACAGCTCTTTTCAGATGATTTTCCTGATAAGCCCCGGTGTGAAGTCGAAACTCATCTGTCTGGCTTTCGTGGAAGAAATCAACGATTACTTCCCGCTTGTAGGAATCTTGCACCGCGCCGGAATGAAGCAGCGTATCCAGACGCCTGTGAAAAATAATCCGGTCTAGCAAGGAGCGTGTGTTTTTTACTTTTTGCAGGGCCGCCATGAAATCCGCCATCCCCTGATCCGTAATCCACGCATCCAGAGCCATGACTTCCAGCCAGAACGTGTATGGTCTCCCATCATGTTCAAACCATTCTGATATAACATTTTCTCCCCATACAATCTGTGTCAGCTCTTTTACCGTTTTCAGGGTTCCGGCTTTCTCATACCACAGCAGCGCCTTTTTTACTGTCGTCCGCTTCATTTCAATTTCCATTGCCGCGTCATAATACTGTGCCCGCAGTTCTGCTGCCAGAATATCCAGAATATCCTCCGGCAGAATGTCTACTGCCGCATACACCGCCGTTCGGCCGATCTGCTCCAGCAGCTTCTCCGTCTGCCTTTGCAGCGCATATGATAACGCCCTGATGCACGGGTCTTTCCCTAACGCTTCCGGGAGCAGTTGCACCGGTGCAATTTCTTGCAAATCAATCATCTTCCACGCCTCCGTAGATTACCTGCGCCTCGCCATCCAGTACCGCCACGCAGTTTCTCGGTATTTTTTCAAAAGTGGGTGACCTCACCTGCACCCTTTTTGCCCCAGCCATGACCATAACCTTCCGCAGCTCATCCGGATTGATGTCCCGTCCAATCTTCTGCCTCTGCCATTTGATATATTCAAGGACTGCTGCATCTACCTGTTTTACGATTACCGCCGCCCTATTCCGGTCGCTTTCGTTGATATAATACGTCGCATCAATCTGATAATGTCGTTCTTCCGGCCGCTTTACCATCACCAAATCCGTCAGCGGCCGCACATCTTCCTGACGCAGAAAACTTTCCACTCCGTCAATGATTGCCTGGTCTGGAAGTTCTCCGTCCTGCATAAGAAAATAGATTTCCACGATTCCCGGCTCGGGTGAAAACACCCGCACATCCGTGATCGCCACGTCATAGGTTTTTACCCAATACTTATATGCATCATCCGGGCCGGCAGTGCTCCATGCAGACGGAGCAAGATAGATCCGTTCCGCAAGCGTTTTATCACTTTCCCGATCCGCCCCGCCTTCGCTTACTGCGATATTTTCCACGCTGTCAACATAGGCAACCGGATCAACCATAATGTTCAGGCTTCCTAATCCGTACCCGTTTCCAATGTTTCCAGACTCTTTGCAGTATGCAGCAACTTCGCCGCTTATCTCGCCCGGAAGGATTTCCAGAATGTCCTCTGTCTCGAAATATACACCATCGTTTGCCGTCACTCTGGTTCCTTTCGGAATAACCGTCGTGCTGATCCTTTTTATAGATAAAGTAAAGCGCAGCTTTGTCCTCGCCGCGCTCCCTTCGATTCTCCGTATTCCTTTTAACGCCCCGATGTTTTCCAGATAATCCCCATAGCTGTATTTTAATAACGCCATCTTTCCCGCGCGGTCAGCGTATTGTGCGATCTGGTAAAGCAACAGGCAATCTGCCTGCGCAATCAGTTTCAGCGGATCTGCATCATGCAGGATCAGCTTCTTTCCGGTCAACTCCTGATATTTTTCCTGCATCGCCTGCATGTAATGTTCTTGGATCTCTTCGCTGGACATATTCTCGATAAAACTCACATCCGGATATTCCTTTAAATCTTTCAGTGCCATTACAATTCACCCCGTTTCAGCCGGATTACCGGTATCAGCTGTCCCTCAATCCCCGTTTCAAAAGTTACCTGTTCCACAGTTACGCGCGGTTCATATTTTGCCGTCTTTTCAATTACTTCCAGCGCAAATTTGTTCTGCGCCAGATTTACCGGTAAGTCCTGGAAATCCGCTTTCAGACCAAACTCCCGGTCAAACGGCTGCTCTCCCTCCCGGACAGAATACAATGTGGTCAGACATCTCGAAATATCTTCTCCAACGCTTTCCGGGATCCCGTGTAAATTTATCACAGCATGCTTTGTATCTATCATCAAATGTATTCCTCCATCGTTATACTTAGAGTCGCCCTGGCAATGCCTCCATTGCTCAAAACCACATCCATCGCCTCCGACACAGAGGATATGTAAAACCTGTTTTTCCCGATCGGTTTCCCGCCGATTACAAGGTACTCTACTTCCCCCTGTTCTATCGCGTCTTCGATGTTTTCTATAATATCCTGTGGCCGAATCCCAAGGTTGACATCCAGCAGGATTTTAAAGGACACGCTTCTGCTCCCCGGTCCGGTAAATTCCGGCCGGTCTTTCTGCCCGATAATGCTGTGTTTCGAATATTTTCCGGACACTTTCTGGCTCAGCCCGCTGAATGTCAGAATCTTTCTGTCAGACGTTTCAAATACAATCCTGCTGCCAAAATTTCCGATCATTCCCATCTCATCAGCCCTCCAGCTTCTCCAATCGTTCCATGATCTCTTTTAACGTTGTGCTGTATTCCCCATCCGAAAGGTTCAAGTTTCCACTTGAGCTGATTGTCACTTCGTCTCCCGCCGTAATCTCTGCCTTTGACTCAGACTGCAGCTCAACACTTTCCTGACCTTTTATGGACACGCTCTCCTGTGCTTCAATTTCCAGACTTTCCAGAAGTTTTAAAGCAACTTTCAGTATTGTCGCTTCCAGCCCATTTTCCTCCTGATTCAGGGCAACATCCGTTTTCACTGTCAAATTTACTGCATCCGCTTCTCCCGCGGTGACCTGCACTTCTGACGCTTCCACGTCCCAACGTTCCGTCTGCAGCAGGATTGACAGGTTTGCTGATATTTCCACTTTCGGCCCGTCCAGAACCGTTTCGTTGACGCCGTTTAAATGCAGGTTTGCGACTTTAATCAGATACTCTCCGAGCTTGTCATCATACCTTACATACGCAGCGTCCTTTTTTCTGGAAAAATCCTTTCTGTATAATGCAGCGCCGGTTTCCAGCGGCGCATACCGTTCATTCCACAGTGTCCCAAGGATCACTCCCCGGCTTGTCCCATTAGAGAGATGCGCAACCATCACGTCCTGGCCAACTTCCGGCATCCGATATTCATTGTTGTAATTCAGCATCGGGAACTCCGACGTCACTGTTTCGTCCTTGTCCCAGTACGTTATCCTTGCCATCCCCGTTTCGTAATTCACGGATGACACCCGGCCTACCCTGATTTCACTGTTCGCCATCTGTCTCTGTTGCCTCCGGGATCTGTAGTGAAGTCCCAACCACCAGCCAGTGCCCGTTACTGGAATCTTTCTTTCCCCGTCCTCTGGCCGCTTCTTCGATCACATCTTTATTCAAGTCATAAATTTCCGCATATCGCAACGGCGATCCCAGCTGCTCTTTTGCGATGCTCCAGAGCGTATCGCCTTTCTGGACAGTGTAAACAGATCCTCCGCCATCTTCTTTTTTCTCCGTTTCAACTTCCAGCTGCACTTTCGCGTCGTTCAACCGATATCCTACAAGATGGGCTTCAATCGACTGCTGGGACGTCCCATTCTGTCCGATTTTCGATGTAACTTTGTCCAGATAATACACCCCATCCGGTGTTCCAAGCCCCCGGATTTCGATACACCGGCTCGCAATCAACTCTTCCCGCGGCATAACGGTCGCAGAAAACGTTACCGCCTTTTTATTTGCATTATTCAGGGCAGCGACCGCCTTTCTCCTTGCGTCCTCCGCGCCGTCTGCCTCGACGTTCATTTCCTTTATCCTGCTGCCGCTGCCCACAGACACATAATGCCGCTTGCTGCTTCCCGGATCGGAATATCGTACTTTTGCCCCGGTGTAAGTGCCTGCCATCGTGCTGTTGTAGGTGTACCGGATACAATCCTCATACTGCAGTGTCAATACCGGTGCGGCGGATTCATATCGTGCCTCATCGAATATGATGATCTTTTCGCCAAACACTTTCATTGCCAGCCCATACTTTTCGCAGACAGAATATAAGAACTTACAGTCCGTCTGTTTATCCTGCTCCAGCGTCTTGATCGGTATGTCGTCTGCTTCGTAATAGAGTGCGATCCCCGCCCTAGCTGCAATCTCCGAAGCGATTTCCCGAATTGTCACGGACTCCCAGTTCTTTGTCCGTTCCTCTTCGTTAAATGCTTCTTTTCGTGGGATTGAAACAGCGCCGATCGTACAGACCGCCGGAGGTCCGCTCATCGACACGTCATCGACCTGGAATGATCCGCAATAGGTTCCCCAGTTGTGTCCTTCCCGCAGCCAGTTATAAAACAGCATGTTTGTGCTTACCCGATCGCCTTTTTTCGGTGCCCATCCTCCAAGCCATTTCTTTTCCCGATCCTCAATTGTGATCGACACCGCATCTGATTCGCCGGATGCAACGTCCGTGTAGGAATAGGTCGATATCATTCCTTCAATGTCTTCGGAAATGTCCACGTGCTCATATTCAATCTGGATTGCTGCCCTGCGCGCTCTGCTCATTTTCTCCGCCTCCAAGCCGGAAGATCTGTTTCATCCTGCGGCAGCTCCGGCGTATTTAATTCCTGACCTGCCGAAAAAATGATGGTATCCAGCAGCGGCATGTTGTTCTGCATCAGGAATCCGATATACTTTTCACTTCCATATACGTTTTTCGCAATTTCATCCCAGCATTCGCCCTGCTTCGTCACATACATCACATTCTCCTATCTCCCGAAGCTGAACCGCAGGTTTTCTTTTGCCCACTGGCTCATCATCCGGTTAAATTTATCCTGTTCTGTTTCCATCACACCTGCGACTTCCTCCCGGTTTACCGATCCTTCAAAGTTCAGCACCGGATGATATTCTATGTTGACCTGCGGTTCATTTCCTTCAATCGCTCTGTCTATGTTTACATACAGGGAATTATCACCCGTCTCGTCAAGTCCATCCAATCCCAGCAGATCGCCTGTTTTCTGCCACAGGCTGATTGCATTTTGCGAGCCGTCCAATGGGATCGCTGCCTCCGGTCCGCTTTCCGCGAACCAGGCAATGTGCGGCTGGTCAAAAATACCGCCATCCGCATGCCCTGTTTTTACAGCTCCTTTTAATGCACTGCTCGAATATGGTGCACTGGAAACATTCGGCGTAATATTTATCGGGATCTGGAAACTATTTTTACCGTAAATGTTATCGATCGTCTCCTGTGTAGACAGGTAAGACTGCTTTACGGCATTGTCGATCTCATTCTGTTTATCCGTTATCGCTTTTGCTACGTGTTGCGGTACATATCCGCCGGCTTCCTCAACCTGTTGAATCATCTTTGTGTATTCCTCAGATTTCGCGGAATCCGCGATCACACCCCACAACGCGTAAGAATCGCCGCCAAGACCGCCGATCGCAGATGCTTCGACGATGCTTTGCTGCAGCGCTTCCGGGATCGCTTTCCCGGCTTTCCGGTACTCCTCCGCAAGTGACTGCATCTGCTCCAGCTGTGGTTCCATCTGGTCATACAGATCTGCCAGAGCATCCCGCGTGGACTTGTCAACAGACCCTTTCATGTCCTTTACAATATCCACGCCAATCAAGCCAAAATTCATCGTATTTCCGCCGGATGCGTAAACCTGCAGTGCATCGCCCAGCCGTTCGTTCGTATCCTTTTTGATCTCCTCGATCATCTGATCCAGATCATCGCCGTAAGCCTGGCGTATCGTGTCCATCTGGAACTGTACCGCCTGTATCTGCAGATCCTGTTTCTGCTGCAGATACCCTTCGTTTACGCTGTCCGCTGCTGCCTGAAACTCCGCATCCGTCATGCCGCCCTCTGACTGCATCAGTCTCAGCTTCGACATGGACGTTTTGTAAGCCTCATCATAGGACTCCATCGCCGCGTCCAACTGGTCTGAGATTTCTGCCTGCAGATTTTGAAACGTATCCGCATCCAGCACCTGCCCCTGATACTTTGTTCCGATCAGATCCAGCCCAGCTTCAAAATCACTTTCTGCCAGCGCCGATTTAATGTGCGCAATCTGTTCCTGCAGCTTCGATATTTCCGCCACTTCGTCCACATCCAGCAGACCGTCCTGGAAGGCGTCCGTGATTGTCTCATTCAACTGTTTTCCAAGGTCAGCCAGATCCTGTTGCTTATCTGCGTAAAACTGATTGATCTGGGTAACAATGTTGCTGCTCTCCAGATCATCCTGTACCAACGTCCCGACAGAAAGGCTCACTGCATATTGCTCCTGGGACAGGTATTCCTGTGTGGAATCCACCAACGCCTGGTACTGCTGTTGATAATCCTGTTTTTCCTGATCGCTCAGTTCCATCCCGATCTGGACTTTCCAGTTCATCTTATTCACAGATTCTACAGCACTATCTATAGTGTCGGAAATTCCATCCAGTTCCGACATCGCCTTCACAGACTGTGTGATTTTATCCAGCTCTTTGCTCTTTACCACAAAGGAGGCTGTTTTCTGCAGCTCTGATAAAGACAGGGATACCGAGCCGAAATGCGTTGCAAGGTTTGCCTTTTTAGCTTCCGCTGCGCTCTTTTTTACCGCCGTGCCAATTCCTGTGATGACCGCAGCTGTGCCGCCGATTCCCATGATTGTCCATCCGGCCGGACCTAGTGCCCCCAGAGCACCTGCAAGACTCATCACGCCGCTTGCAATCTTATAAGTCCCAAGTGCCGTCCCGACGCCAGCGATCGTTCCTGTAATCAAGCTAGGGTTCTCAACCAGCCATCCGCCGACCTTCAAAAACGGTTCTGCAAATTCTCCGATCGCTTCCCCTGCTTCTTTTGCTTCCCGCACAAAAGTCGGCATCTTTTTCGTCGCCGACTCCATCACGCCTGCAATCGCATCCTCCTGACCGATCATACTGTCCATAAATTCATTGGCAAGCCCAATTCCTTCCGTCAGCATCGGCTTCATGGCATCATAGGTTCCGATCCCAACATCCGTCAGTTTGTTCTGTAAAATATCAATCTGACTTTCAAATGTGCTGTAGCGCTGTTCTGCTTCGTTTGCAAGCGCTGTGTTCTCTTCCCATGCAGAGTTTGAGATCTGCAGGGCATCCGCGAACAGATCGCTTGCATTTGCGGCACGCAGTAAGGTATCTCTAAGCCTCGTTTCTTTGATTCCCATATCATTCAGGACTGCAATAGCGCTCTTTCCATTCCGTTCTGTATCGTTTAATCCTGCCAGGAATGCGTTAATTGCCGTTGTCGGGCTGTTCTTAAATGCGGTCTGGAACTCCTGTCCTGACATGCCTGCTGCTTTCGCATATCCGGACAGCCCTTTCCCCGTTTCTGCAGCCAGCTGCATATTCACGAGCAATTTCGAAAAGGCGCTGCCGCCTGCTTCCGCTTCGATTCCGACGGATGACAGAGACGCCGCATACGCCATGATATCTGCCTGTGACAGCTTTACCTGTGTTCCGGCCGCTGCGATACGCATGCCCATTGCAACCGTGTCGCTTTCGGTCGTCGCCATGTTATTTCCAAGGGCGACAACCGAGCTGCCCAGGCGGTCAAAGTACTTTTGAGACATATTCGTGATATTCGCAAACTTTGCAAAATCCGTTGCCGCTTCATCGGATGTCAGATTTGTTGCCACCTCCATATCCGCCATCGTCTTTGTGAACAACGTGATATTGTCCGTCTGGATTCCCAACTGTCCTGCGGATTCCGCAATTTCCGATAATCCGGCTGCTGTCTTTGGCATCTCTGTTGCCATTTGTCGGATATCGTCCCGCATTTCCTGCAGCTGCGTGTCCGTGGCATTTACCGTCTTTTTTACTCCCGCGAATGCACTTTCAAACTCCGATCCTTTTGCCACAGCTGCCCCCAACGCTACCGCAGTCGCCGTCCCCGCCGCAACCGCAGCAGTGCTGACTGCCTTGAAGGTGCTTTTTGCCGTTTTTTCCAGACTCGAAAAAGCAGGCTCTGCGTCCTTCAATCCTTTACGAAGACTCTCTGTAAAGTTTAAATCCGAAGATTTCGGCATTGCTTCAGAAGCCAGCACAGCCTGCCTTGCAATATTCTTTAATTCTTTCTGTGTCAGCTTCGAACTCTCATAAAATGACTTTTCGATTTCGCCCGCAATCTTAATTGCCATTTCGAATTCTTTTTTGCTTGCCAAGCTCTCCCAACTCCTTTACCAGATCCAATAAATCCAACACCGGCATATTCATAAGGTACTCTAAGCCAGTTTTCGTTGCCAGTGAAACTCTGATACAGATTTTACGGAGTATCTTTGCATCGCCAGGTCTTATTCCTGACGATACAAAAAACCCGTAACGCGGTTCTTTACCTGCATCGCTGCCCACGGGGACAGCTGCATGAAAAATTCCACCGGAAGACCGCTCGCTCTTGCCGCAAGGTTTAATGCATACTCCAGTGTCATCTCCTGCAGGAAATCCACGTTTCCGCGCCGGTTCAGCAGCCTGTTTACTTCTACCATGTCCGTCGCCGTGATGTTTTCCAGACCGTTCAGGTCGATTTTGGTATACTGTGTTCCTTCGAAATTGATCGGCTTTTTCAGGGTAATCAATAAAGAGCCGTCTTCGATATCATTGTTTTCACTCAGGATAACTTCTGTATTTTCCATAGCCCCTCCACTCAGCACTGGCGGTTAATCTCCGCCATCAGGTCTTCTCCGTTTACTTTATAGACAGAGTTTAATTTGTCCAGCTCCAGCATGGTTTCTCCGTCGATTTCCACCAGCAGATAGGTCAGCTCCAAAGTAACGGAGGCGTTCATCAGATCGCCCATCTTTACAGTGCCAAACTTTGCAGATGTCGGTCTGCCGCGCATCACGATTCTCATCCCGACAGTGCTTAATGTTCCTCCCGTGCTCTTATTTACATTCTGCACGGAGGATCTTAAGGTCAGTTCTGCCTGTTTGTTCGCCATCATCAGACCAAAGAACTCTTTATTCACCATCCGGAACGGAATCTCCTGGGAAATACTCTGGAACATACCAACAACCGCAGTGTTGTAGCTTCCCATAATTCCCGCTCCGGATACCTCGGCCGTCACTGCCTGTAAATCTGCAAGACTGATCTCCCCGGAAACGCCGACCATCTTGTTCCCGCTGTTATAGACATTAAAATTGTTTATCACTTCCGGAAATGTGATGTTTCCATTTGCCATTATGCTTCACCTCCGCTCAATGCCGCCGTTAAAAGCTCCGGATCAAATTTCAGAATAAACACGATATCTTCCGCCGGGGTAAACGCCGCCATGTAGATTCGGAAAATCACCTGTCCATTCAGAATGTTTTCCACCGTGTTTTCTGTCTCGTTGTATTCGATCCTTGCCCCTGCCAGCTTGCCTGCTGCCACATAGCTATTCAGGCGGATATTCTCAGAGTCACAGATTGCTTCGATCAGCCTGTAATTCGCCGGACTGTCTACTTTTTCATGGTACAAGCTGATCAGGCTGTTTCCCATCCAGGTAAACATTCTCCTGCAGGCAATCCACCTGTCCTTTGTATCCGTAATATCCGGATACGCCGAAGTATTGTTTCCCCAGGCACGCCAGCCGCCCTCATTGATCATCGTCACGACGCCTGCGCCGTTTAAGGTGTTTGCCTGTTCCCGGTCCATGTAAATTTCTGTGCCGTCGGCAAGTACTGCGCCATCGGCATTCAGCAGGTGGTTGGACGGATACAGATTCGGTACATCATCGTTTGTCGCATCTGTATAGGCAACCATTGCGCCATATACGGCAGAATAGTACAGTTTTGCTTTATTTACCTGCACCATCGGCCATAATACGATTGCATGCCGATCCTGGTATCCACTCTCTTCTTTATACTTCGGGACATCCGCATACTTTTTTGCTTTTTCCGTGTCCAGATCCAGCAAACACTCTGCTGTAAATACTCCGTTGATTGCTTCACACTTCGTAATCATTACCGCCGCGACTTCTGCTTTGTGGCTCCAGCCAGGTGCAGAGATCAGTGCCGCCGGTGTACCGGTACGCGGATATACCTGCCGGATCACTTCCAACCCGCTTTCTTTCCCGGACTCTGCGTCATAGCCGCCGATAATGTCTGCCTCTGTCACCGCCGCCGGGTCAATACTCGTAGTCGTAACTTTCAGGCTCTGCACCCCGTTTGCCGCATCCGAAATCAGCGTAATCAGCAGATAGCCATATTCATCAAACGATAAAATATAATCCTTTTCTGCTTCCAGGACAGTTTCTGCGTTCTTTACAACTACACTGGATTTCAACACCCCAGTGACATCATCAACCCTGATCTGGCCGTTCACGACGCCGTATTCCTTTTCGACATGATCTTTTTTGTGCTTTGCAGGATCAAGTACGTTAATAAATACGACCGGTGCAAAACCAAACATCGCAAAGCTCGCATACATCGACTGGCAAAGTGTGTATGATTCAAAATCAGTGCTGTAGCCCAGCTTCTTTACCGCTTCTTCCATGCTGTTGCACAGGATCGGCACATTTACTGCCGCTTCCGGGTTGTCTGTAAGGTTTACCGGCGCCGTTCCGACGATCACCTGCATTCCTGCGGTTCCTGTAATCGTTCTGGCTGCAGCTTCGCCTTCCTCTATAACCCGGACACCGTGATAATATTTGCTCATTTCACTGCTCCTCTCTTCTTTGCATATTCCTCTGCTTTCCGATAACAGATGCTCAGACCGGATGTCTCTTTCTGCAGTTCCTTCCGCGCCTCACACACTGCCCCGATTTCTACCAGCATCCTGTTCAATGTCGGTTCTTCCTTTACAGCCTGCTGCAGCTGCCCCGGAAGTCCATTTTTAAACACAGTCCCGTATGCAACGACCCCTGCAATCGCAGGTCCGACATACATTACTGTCTTTTCCTGTTTTGTTTTCTTTTCAGGCATATTTGTCTTCCTTTCGTGTCACAAAAAAAGTATCCCAAGTCATCTCCATTGCCCCGACATAATAGGGATACCAATCTTCATCGTTTACCGCCCAGTCAATTCCTTCCTCTTCATTCAGACGGTATCGGTCATTTAACAGTGGTTCCCGGATAAACCTCTCTGTAACCCGTTCAAAAATATTCAGGAGTGCTTCATGCCCTTTATTTTCCAGCGAATCGTCAAAGATTCCAAACACAAGCACTGTCTTTACTTTTTGTACCTCATGGGCAGGCTTTAATGAGCCGGTATCCAGACGCACCACGCAGAACGGATACGGGTCTTTTCCGTCATCCGTCTCATCCTCTTCCATCAGATCCCCGATGGTAATATTCTGTTCCCGTTTCGGCAGATTCTGACTGTATGCTTTCACATGCACCATGTTCCCGGCCGGATCCGGAAACAGCATATCCTTCAAAACCAGCTCCACTTCCGCGCATAAATCCTTCTGCAATTGATACGCCGTCATATCATCCTCCGATCACTGCATTCATGTGCTTCAAAAGTTGATAACCAACCTCTTCCTGCAGTTCCGCATACATTTCATGCCTTTCGTAGGTTTTTCCTGCTGCCTGGGCTTTCGCAATCGACATGATCTCTCCGATTTTTTCTTTTCCCTTTTTATTCCGTCTTCCCGGAATACGCCGGAAAATCCCTTCGTGTCCGGAACGCATTCTTGCGTTAAACGCTTTATACGTTTTTCCACCGGATTCCAGGGTAAGTTCCTTCATTGCACTGCTTGCGAGGACTTTCGCCTGTGCGCCTTTCCTCTTTCCATTCTTTCTGGTTTTGTAGGCTTTTACCCCTAACATCCTCCCAGTCACCTGGATTGTCGCTTCCAGCCGGCTCCTTGTCGCAGATGTCTTTTTTACATCAGACTTCTTGAAATTGGATGCCTTGATAGTGTAATCCGACCGGGTTTCCTTGTATAAGCGCTCTTTCGTCTCCTTCGCCGTCTCGTTGATAGCTTTCTGGATGACAGATTTTACTTCGCTGGATTTTCCCATCTCTTTCAGGCGCTCTTCGATCGCCTGATAAGACGCCTCATACGGCGCAATATGTACAATCATGACCGGTTCGCCTCCAAGCTGATGGAATAGATGCCCATTTCAGTTTCCGCATCTGTGATAGTATATTTCTTTCCGTCCAGAACCAGCAATTTTCCTGGAGACGGAAGTGCCCCAAAGTCTTTCGCAGACACATAGAAAAGGAGCTGCTTTCGATGCAACTCCCCGTCTTTTGCCCGTATCCTCTTTTCGCGCTCCGTCAGCTCATTTTCATCAATGATAATCAGGACCTCTTCTCCATTGATCGTATGGATTTCTCCAAATTCATCAAAATTGAGGAAAATTTCCTTGATATCCGTCTGAACCATATCCTTGAAATCACTCATGCTTACTCCGGATCAGCCGGAATCATATCCGGCATATCATCATCTTCAAAGACCGTATCCGCGTTTTCCGCACTTTCCAGAATCCTGTCGATCAGCTCCTGTCTGCTCCCGGTCTTTTTCAGGTTCATCTGCTCTGCCAGATTTTTCAATTCCGCAAGGCTCATGTTTTCCAGGCTGTCATCCTCTTTCATATCATCGTCTTCTTCCGGTTCTTCTGTGCTTTCTGCAGCAATGGCAACGCCCAGTCCGATCAGGCGATTCCCTGTTGCGCTATCCACTTCAAATGGCGGATCTTCCGGTGTCTTCGGCACTACGCATCCGCCCTCATCTTTTCCGAATGTTCCGATCATCATTTTAATTTTCATCTGTTTCCCCTTTCCCATTTTTCTGCATCAGAACAGCACTTTTGCAGAAATCGTAGAATTTTTAATGTTCGGCACTGCCAGCGGCTTCGATTTCTCTGTAATGCTACGGATAGAATTTTCCACGTCCGTTACCAGATGCGGCACACGCTTTGCCAGGTAGGTATGGAAATCCCTGTCCGATTCTTCCATCTGGGTCACCGCACCATACAGGAATTTCCCGGTGTTCGGAGCAGTGACTGCAATGGAATCTTCCGGGACAAAGCTCTTCACTTTCCCGTCCTCCACATCGACATACTGTAGCGAATAAGACAGCAGCTCCAGTGCTGTTCCGTCTACGATAATCCTGCCATAGCTTGTTGCACCTGCTGCCAGTTCAGTCGGTTCGATCCTGCCGATCTCAACCCGTCTGTTATCCAGCATCTTCATCAGGAAGTCATTTTTCATCAGCTCATTTGCGACGCTGCTTCCGATCAGCAAATCCGTAACCGGCACGCCTCTTCTTTTCAGAGATCTCACCATCGCCGTCAGGTCCTGATACCATTTATCATCCGTAGCGTTCCACGCCGCATTGGGTACATACACGGAATGGTTCTGCTCTTCATCGTAGAAGTGCACCTCAAATTCCTCATATTTATCGCCGCCGTACTCATCCGCATAATGACGCATCGTATATCCGTTCTCAAACAGCACCTTTGACGCCATGTACTCTTCTCTCTGGTCAATCATGTCCGAAAGCTCCACCAGATCCTGACGCAGAATAGCTGCTTCCCGCTCTTCCGGCTTACGTCTGGAAAACAGAGTTTCACCAAACTGTCTTTTCCGGATGTTATCAATTGTCAGCACTCTTTTCGGTGCTACATTCGCCGGTTTAATACGGTCAGTCTTATATCCTTCCCTGCCAACCATGATGCCACCTTTTCTTTCGATTACGCAGGGTGCCATCTTTCTCTGATATTCATCCTTGATATCTACCAGTACGTCTTCGGTCGCAAAGATTGTAGTATCATCCGACGGAAAATATCTGTCGCGTAAAAATACCGGTTTCGGCGGAATCAGCTGTAAACCGGCAATCATTGTTTCTGTATTGTAAATGTCAATCATGTTAAATCCTCCTACAGCATGACCTGATTCAGAAAAATCCCTGCACTTCTCATGGTTTTTCTGTCTTTTTCTGTGATTTCGTACTTTTCCTTAACGATCAGAGCATTTTCCGCAAATTCTCCGGAACGATATGCCGTTCCAACGGTGTCTTCCGCTGTCGCGTCCACATCGTCTGCAAGGATGTACTCCGGCTCTGCATCCGTATTGGTTCCGCGGATGACATATTTTCCTGCTTCTGTATCCTCTTCCAGCAGCGTCCCACGTTTTAAATTCTGACCTGCTTTAATCACTACCTGGCAGATATCCAATGGATGTCTGCTCCCTGCAATCAGGTTATCCTGTGTGCAGCTTCCTACCTGTTCTCTTCCCTTCCAGCTCATGCTTTATCTCCTTTCTGGATTCCGGCAATCATTGCTGCGCCGTCCCGGATATCCTGCGCTTTCTGTTCCTCTTTTGTTTTCGTTCCGGCGTTCGGTTCAGGCGTCACATTGTTCACACCAGAATTCTGGATATCCTCCGCCTGATCCTTTAAAAACTGATTGCCAAGTGTCTTCTGTTTTTTCAGTGCTTCAAAAGCGAGCGTTTTTGCATCCATCGGTGTTTCGCCGAATTTTGCCTCTTCAATCAGTTTCTTGTCCCCAATGCCAGCCGCAATCTCATCGATCTCCTGAATCCGCCTTCTCTCGGCATCTACCGCGGCCTTCACCGCATCGTCCTGTCCTGTTTTCCCGTCTGCCAGGATAGAATTATACAGTTCAGGATCACTTTTTTTCAGTTCCTCTTTGTTCACCTTCTCATTTCCTCCTTTATTCTGTATCGCATCCGGCCTCATACCGGGATCTGCCTTGATAACCCGCAGGTTCTTCGGCATGCTGAAAAAAGCTTCTGCCGGGAACCGGACTCCGTTCGAAATCACAGCCTTTTTATCCTCTGTGATTCCGGCATCCACCGTTCCTTCCATAAGCTCATCCGCAAACCCTTCGTCGATTGCTTCCTGTCCCGTCATCCAGCTGTCCTCTGCGATCATCTTTTCCAGATCATCCGAAGACCGTCCTGTGCGTTCCTGATAGGTTTTTACCAACGATTTCTTTCCTGCCTCCAGCTGCTTTGCAACTTTTTTGATTCCCTGCACATCATACCTGCCGTAAATGTAGCAGGAAGGCTCATGGATCATGATCTGACTGCCAGAATATACTTTTCGCGTATTCCCCACCTCGAAAATCGCAACTGCAGCCGACGCACATAGGGCGTCCGCAATCGTGATCACCTCCGCATCCAGATCTTTCATCCGGTTTGCAATTGCCAGTCCTGCGTATAAATCCCCTCCCACCGAATTGATGCGGACCGTGATTTTGGATTTTTCCTTGTACTGCTCCAGGTCATTTAAAAAATCTTTTTCGCAGATATACAGCCCTTCTGTCGGTTTTCCCGTCCACCAGTCCACCGGTATGCTTTCTACGACCTCGCCATACATGTTAATTTCCAGTTCATTATTGTCCAGTTCCAGAAAGTCGTAGGCTTTCTGTACTGTTCCCGCCAGCATCGTACCGGTCGCATTCCGGATTCTTACTCCTGTTTCCATCGTTTTTCCTCCTGCATGGATTCCTGCATCATTTCCCGCATAGAATCCCTGATCGTTTCCTGAATCGTGTTTTTCAGTGCCGCCTGCTCTTCTGTTCCGAAGACCTCACGCCGCTTTTCTTCCTCCCGGCTGAGCTGATCCATGTTGTGGTTCCAATCCGAGCCATTGATCCGTATAGACGAATCCGCATTGGTCGAGAATCCAGCTCCTACAGACATAATTTCCGCAGTCACTTCCTTCACAGGATCTAACTGTCCCTGTGTCGGTCCAATCCATTCACAGCCTAGCCACGCGTTCCGGATCAGCGGATCAGAGAAAAAGCCCGGTGCTGAAATTCTTCCACGCGCCACAGCCTCCGCCATCCAGCAGAGATACACCGGGCGGCAGAAATCATCGACGAACCACTGTCGATACATCCGGAATGCTTTCCATGCTTCCAGCAGCGCTCCCCTGGAAGCGGAATAGCTGCTGTTAAACTCTTTCATCAGGATATCGTGTGGGATTTCCAATGCTGCGCCCATCTGCACACACATTTCTTTCATGAAACTTCCAAAACCAGATGCCGGGCGCTTCGGATCACCAAACAGCACATCTTCGTCCGGATTCAAGTGTACTACATTGCCGGGCCCCATCTCATATTCGTTCGGATCATAGCTCGCCTGCTGTTCTCCGACTTCCCCTACTTCGTTGAGTGGGAACTCGTCCTGATCCGTCTTTGTCTTAATAAACGCCGTGAAAAAGCTTTCTACAATTGCCGCCGTGATCTCGCTTTCCGTGTAGCGTCTGGTCTGCAACAACGGTTCGATGATCTGCGCCAGATAAGTCACTCCGCGATACTGCTCCGGACGTTCAGCATTCATGATGTGCATCACGTTCGGTAAACCAGTTTTTTCGCCATATGCCAGCACCCTGGTATACTTTAAATCCTCCGTCGTGATCTCGTAAGGATGTTTGTTTCGGAAGTGGTATGCCACCACCATTCCGTCCGGATTTACTTCAACCCCGTCGTGAATGGTATTCTTACCCCATTTTGCTTCTGTTACGTGGAGCACTCCCGTGCTTTCCGGCGTCGTGCACCTATCCGCCTCGATCACCTGCAGTCGCAGGGAATAAGGATGCCATTTCGTTTCTTTGCGCTGCTTCTTTAGGATAAAAACATCCCCGGAAACCAGCCAAGACATGAAGCAAAGCTGCTGCAGGCCGTAGAAATTATTCATTCCGGCAGCATCACAGGCACTTTTGTCCTCTGCCCAAAGGGCAAATTCCGCTTTCGTCTTCTTTTCCCAGAAATCCGCCTCTTCCGCTCCGAGCCCTAATACTTCCCGGTCAATCTTCGGATTCATTTTCAGACCCATCCCAATCGCATTCGTTCTCGGCGTCTTAATAGCGCTACTTGCGATTGGGGCTGCCATATACAGCATTCTGGCACGTTCTCGAAGTATCTGGTTGTTCAGGTCGATGTCTTCCCGCGTACTTCCCGACTTCGCGTTAAATCCTCTTAACGCCCTTCTCCGATATGATGCACCTGCTTCCCCGTATCCTTTCCCGCTTCCCGGAAAAATCACCAATCCGTTCATCTTTGCTCCTTACCAGTCACGTGGGATTACCCCGACAACTCTTCTCGGTTTAATCCCCTCTGCCCTGTTTTCCAGCTCTTCGATTTCCGTTTCCAGCTCATCGATCGCTTTTCTGATCTCCGCCAAATCGAGGTTATAGCGTTCCGTGCTCCTGCTGCCGATCCCGTAGCTTCTAATGCCGCTTTTGGAGAGCATATAAGCTTCTTTGTCTTTGTACATCTGTAGCCGCACAGTTTTATCTTCAATTTTCTTTTTCAGTCTCTCTTTTTTACCAGTCATTCCGCTCTATCCTCCTGCCTGGTTGTTTTCGAAATACCTTTCTCGGCTTTACCACTGGTTTCTGAGGTTCAATATCATTCAATTTCTGGTACAATGTGTCCAGGTTCGGCTTTAACGCATAAAACGCCGCATTTGCGTAGTTTCTGCAGTCCAGCGCTTCATTTCGGTTATGTCCCTCCAGCTTCTCCCATCTCCACACACCGCCTTTTGCAGTCACTTTGTAGACCATTTTCTCGGACAACAGTCCGTTGAAAAAATCAGAATCATAACCTCTTCCTTCATTTTTCGGGAAATGAAACCTGTGAACCTGCTCTTTATCAGCAATCAGGTCGGAATAGATTCGTTCCTTTCCTGCATCAACCCCGATAATGTAAAGAGGCGTAGTGCCAACCACTACGCCATCTTTCATGATTTTCGCTTTGCTCGGTACTCCGATATACGGCACGCCTTCCGCGCTTCGTCCTTTGACCGCAAAAACGCGCTTCATCAGGCGCTTTCTGCAGTTTTCATACACTTCCTGCGTGTAATGTCCGCCGGAATCTACGAAGGTAACGGAAATTTTCAGTCCTTTTCCGTTCTTGAACTTCCACGTCCGGTCGATAATGCCATCCAGGCGCTCCCACACATCGTCTTCCAGTGGCTTCCCCATGATAAATCCTTTTTCGATTCCCCATGTCTCGCGGTCGCGGCCATATCCGACAACCTCGTATTCCAATCTGTTGTCCTGTGTATCTACCCCGCATGTCAGGCACAGCACCCCTTCCGGGAGCTCCGCGTCATATTCTTCCCTGCGTTCCAGCATTTCATCTTCATCTACTGTTTCCGTCTGCTCATCCCATAGCTGACCGAACAGTGTATTATAAACCGTTTTCATTTTTTGCTGATCTCCCTGCGCTTCCAGGTATTCCAGTATAATTTTCTTCCATGCCATCCACGGGCTTGAAAACGCATTGATCCAGAACGACCGGATTCCGTTCGCATATGCTTCCGGATTTTTTGCAATCCATTTTTTGGGTGCTTTCTTTACTTCCGTTTCCGAAATGCTGCATCCACATTCCGGGCAAGCATAATTTACATCATCAACAATATAATGCCGTTCTTTCCCTTCCCCGATTCTGTGGGCTTCGTATCGAATGTGGTCAAAATCAACAAAACTGTATTCGTGACAGTGAGGGCATCTGACAGACCAGTATTCCTGCGTCCCACGGCCGAAAGATTTTTCGATCGCGCTGTGCCCTTTTATGGTCGGCGTCGAAACTTCGATCATCTTGTAGTTGTAGAACGTGATGGTTCTGGCTTCCACCAGTCCCCACGGATCACCTTCTCCGCCTGCATCCTTTGCCCATCGATCCCGCTCATCGCCGAACACATACCGACACGGCACAGATGCAAGGGCCGCCGGGGAATTAGAACCGGTTATGGTCAGCATGCCACCCGGATATGCCTTTTTCAGCAGGGTATTGTCGCTGTCACGGCTTTTTGACGTCGCAATTTTCTTCTGCAGCGGCTTCGTGTCCCGAATCATCGGTGCAATTCGCCGCTTTGAGATGTCTTTTGCATTGTCCACTGTAGGCAGAACGAACATGGCAGGTCCCGGATCGATGTCGATCATGTACGCCATCATGTTCATTTCCATTTCTGTTTTTCCGACCTGGGACGATGCCACAACCGCAATTCGATGCACACGCGGATCCGTGAACGCATCCATGATCTCCTTCAGGTACGGTGTCCTCGATGTCCGCCACGGTCCGGCTTCCGCGCTGTTTTCTGCCGACAGCCTCCTGTATTTGTCCGACCAGTCCGATACTGTCAACTGCTCCGGCGGCTTAAAATTCAAAACCGCCTTCCTGACACTCTTATTCAGATTCCTGGTTTTTTCTAACCGCTCATCATTCGTCGTCCCGCTCCTCACTGATCCAGCCTCTTCTGTATCTTACCCGCTTTCTATATTCCTCTGGGTCATATTCATAATTTGACAGATCCTCCAATATCGCATTGACTTCTGTTTTCAGGCGTTCTGATAACTCTGTTGCGTCGTTTATTCCAGCCAGCTCCACCGCCACCCTGCCAGGCAGCGCCATAAAAGAAGAGCGGATGACCATCACGAGATCTGATGTCATCTGCTCCACATCCTCTGCCGCATGAAGTTTTCCTTTCAGCTCCTGCATTTCCAGCTCTGCCAGCTCCGCTTTTGCCCGTTTGATCCGGACCTCCTCCAACGCCTTTTCTTCTTCAACTGACGAAATCTTTTTCTTTCCCAATTTCGCCACATAGTCACAGTATTCCCGAACGACTGTGTACAAATTGTAAAGATTTTTATTCTTTTTCTTCTCACAGGTCAATGTTCCGTCCTTTGTCAGCTTCTGTACGGTTCGGACGTCCCTTCCGATGATGTCTGCGACCTCGCAGGACGGTATGTAATTTTCCAACTTATCCACATCATCCACGTCTGCCCCTCCTGCCCAAACGAACGAAATGACCTAAAAAAATTTTTCAAAACTAGCGAACGCATGCGCTCGTCAGCCCCGCATTGGAAAATTTTCCTCTCACAGTACCTTTGACGGATGGACCTTCCAGGACTCGAACCCGGGACCTGCCGGTTATGAGCCGGCTGCTCTGACCAGCTGCGCTAAAGGTCCGTATGCAAAAAGGCACTGCCAACTCGCAGTGCCTTTGATGGGCGGGGCTGTTAAGTATCTCTCAACACTTAACATGCTACTATATTATCACACTTGACATGAAAAAAGCGGCCATCTTTTATAATTCGCCCAGATTTTTTCCAACTTCTTTGATGAAAGCCTTGCACACTCGCCGCATCTGTCTCTCGGAATAGCTGGCACACCGTGTCATCCACATGTACGGCATGTTTTTGTACCGATCAGACCAGAATCGTATCCGGATGATCTTTTTGTGCTCCTCCCTTACCTTCTCGTATGCTTTTTCTACCGCTTCGATTTCCCGCTGCAGTCTCTGCATGTATGGAGAGTTCAGTTCGATTACCGCCTGCTCCATCTTGTTTGCCGGAAGATTCCCCCGTGGAAGCCCGTCCTGTGACGGCGAGCTTTCCAGCAGCTCTTCCCTTTTATTTCTGTACAGCTCAATATTTTCCGGATATCTCCGGATGACTTTCTGGATCATCTGCCAGCTATCTCTTGGTATCTGCTGCATTTGTACCACTCCTTTTGCTATACTACATATTTTTCATGTGACCTCTTTAAATCTTCTTCCTTGAGGTCCAGATAAATCTGTGTCGTACCGACTTCCTCATGCCCGAGCATCCTTGACACCTGTTCGATTGGCATTCCACGCCGCAGGGCAAACGTTGCGCACGTCCTGCGGAATTTGTGCGGATTCGCCTGTTCCACCTCCGCTCTATCCGCAATTGTCCGCATCATGCTTTCTACCGTAGATGTTGTTATGTGCCCTTCAGTCAGATTATTTCTATCCATCCACCAGTTTTTCCGTGACACTTTCCTATCCATTCCCTTTCGTTCCCGCATGCTCTTTGCTCCTGGAAGCAGATATGGATTCTCATCCCTTCGTTTTGCCAAATAAACCTGTACTGCCAGCTCTGCTTTTGCGTTCAGGTATACTTTCCTGTCCTTTTCCCCTTTTCCATGTACCGTGATTTCATCTTTCTGTATTTCATCAATCCGAATATTTACCAGCTCTGTCACTCTGCAGCCTGTTGAAAGCAATACTTCAATCATCATCTTCTGCATCTCTCCGTCAGCCGCCATCCGGAGTCGTTCAATTTCCATCTCTGTCAAAGCTTCCTTGCGAACCTTTTGTTTTTTTATTTTATGAACTCTCAGCATGGGGTTTTTTTGAATAATTTCCTCCGCTGTCGCCCATGCATAGAAGCTGCTTAAACTCCTGATTTCGTTTCCGACCGTCACTTTCGATACTCCGTCTCTCCGCAATCTCAGCCCCATATACAACCTGATATCGTCTGGTGTCACATCTTCAACACGTTTATTTATTTCGGTGAAAACCTTTCTGACAGACATGGAATAAAGCTGTATTGTCCTTTCGCTACATCCCTTTACCGCCTTGGCAACCAAGAATCTTTTTAAAACGTTTTCCAAACATTCCTGGTCTGTTTCTGCCAACTCCGTGCACCTGTTGGTGATCTCATAATCATTCAAAGTTATGTACAGTTCACTTCTCAGCATCTCCAGATCGTCCACTCTTTCCGAAAAATGCATGCATATTCTGTTGATCAGATTTTGCCTTTCATCGGTAATATTCATCTTCGTTCCCGCCTTTTAGAGTACATATTTTTCATGTGACCTTTTCAGGTCTTCATCTTTGACATCCAGATAAATCTGTGTCGTACTGATATTTTCATGTCCCAGCATTTTAGACACCTGTTCAATCGGCATGCCACGCCTCAGAGCAAGCGTTGCACACGTTCTGCGGAATTTATGCGGATTCGCCTTTTCAACATCTGCTTTTTTTGCAATTCTCCTCAACATGGATTCTATTGTGCCTGTACCAGAGTGTCCTTCGTCTATCTTGTCTTTATCCATCCACCATCTGGACATTGCACATTTTTTATCTTTATGGGATATAATTTCACAGCTGATCATCCTCGGTAAAAGATAAGGATTATTATCCTGACGTTTTGATAAATAGACCTGTATTGTCAGTTCTGCCCTCGCGTTCAAATACACCTTTCTATCCTTTGCACCTTTTCCATGTACCAGAATTTCATTTCCCCTGATCTCATCAATCCTGATCTGAACCAACTCAGATACACGGCATCCCGTCGAAAGCAACACTTCGATAATCATTTGTTCCCGTTCATCCTGTGCCGTCATCCTGAGCCGTTCAATCTCCATCTCCGTCAACGCTTTCTTTTGTACTTTCGGGCTTTTAATCCGGTCTACTTTTAACATCGGATTTTTTTCAATTATTTCTTCTGCAGTCACCCATAGAAAGAAACTGCTTACGCACCTTATTTCATTTCCAACTGTTACTTTCGTTACCCGGTCTTTCCTGAGTCTTATCGCCATATACAGCCTGATATCATCCGCAGTAACATCCTCAACACTTTTTCTTGTCTCATTGAAAAATTTCCTGATGCACGCGTTATAATAGCCAATTGTCCTCTCCGAACATCCTTCTACCATCTTTGCCACCAGAAAGCGTTTTAAAATGCTCTCCACTCCTTCCCGGTTTACCTCAGCCAGCTCTGTGCATCTTTTTGTGATCTCGTAATCATCCAGAAGCATATAGAGCTCATTCTTTAAATTTCCGGAATTTTTCACCATCCCTGTCAGCCTGATGTAGAGCCCATCGATCAGTTTTTCTCTCTCATCTGTTGCGTTCATGTCAATATTCCCACCTTTTTGGGTGTCCGGAAAATCCGCTCTTCCGGATACCCTTGTACATACGGTTCTTCCAACGTGCTTCCCTGTACCACTGTCGCATTGATTCCAAGCAATGACAGCTGCACATAGCACATGTATACTGCTTTCCAGTCAAGATCCTGCGCAACAACCTCCAGGACGTCCTGATAGCTGATTCCACGATCTTTCATGACTGCTGCCGCGGCTATGATCATCCCGCCAGCTCCACAGCTCGGCTCATTTAATACCAGGGTTTCCGGGGTTTTATTTCCCAATCCAAGTTCTGTGCTCAATTTGCTTAGATGAAATGGTGTGAAAAACTGCCCGGTATTTTTGTTCCCGCATCCGGACCTCATGTAAACTTCTCCCAGTACATCTTCTATTTTGTCTTCCAGTGCCATCGCAAGCAGGCCTGTCATTTCGAAAAACACGTTTGCCTTTTCTCCATGTTTTTTCATGATCTCTTTATATTGCTGCTCCCGTTTTTCCCACAGCCAACCATGTTCCCATGTACATGCATTTACGATGGATAATGCCAGACATGTAATCCAGTCCGTAAATACTTCATACGGCGAATAACTTCCGGATCCTGCCTGAATTCTCTGTATCAGTTCCTGTTTTGCATCCACTGTCTTTCCTCCCAACCCTGCTGATATCTTTTGATATTACTATTTCCTCTCCGATCTTATATACCAGGACTGCTGCCAATATCAGCATCCCTGCTGCCATCATCACCATATATCTTGTCCGCATCGCTCCACCTCCGACTATTCTTTTCCATTTTTCAGTTCATTCCCGCCGTCCGACCGATCAGGCTTTCTTTGCATCCCCGGCGATTTCAAATAAGTACATGCCTTTGTAATGTTTCTTTTCCCTTGCGTACCGATTGACGCGTCCTTTCGGAATCCCTGTCACCGCTTCTACGCCCGTCGCCTGAAACGTTCCAATGTACCTGCCCTTTTTATAAATCCGGTACGCACACGCTACGCCTTTCATGGTTATCACCCATTTCCGAAGTTTAATTTTGGAAACTTCCGTTTGCTTTCTGAAATCTCTTTCGTCGTCCCGTCTTTTGTGTACGTCTTTCCCGTCCACTGCGCACAGAACAGCTCCGCATTCGTTACTCCAAACCGCATTCCGGATTTTTTTCTGACCAGCACCCAATGCGGATACTGTTTGATAACCGTCACCCTGATCCATTCCACCTTTTTCCGTTCCTCGCGTTCGTTAAGCGGATCGCGTACTTTTATTTCTTCTCCCGGCAAATATTCCCGTATCGGAAGCATTTGACACCTCCCCGGCGGGGACTCTGCCCCGCCTGTTTTTTTCCCGTGATATTTAGCATTGTTGTCGTTTACAGTTTCTTCAGGTGTTTCAACCATCCCACTTATGGTAAGTTACCTTTTCTTCCGTCCATCCTGGATACAGAAAACGCATCCTTGCTTTCAGCAGTTCCCGCATCTCGCTTTCCAGACCTTTGTTGCCGTTATCCATCAGGGCATGATGCTCTACACAGCCCAGGACTCCGTTTTCTTCGATCCCCATTCCCAGCTGGGCTCGTGGGACGATGTGCATGATCTGCAGACCGCCTCCTGATCCGTGAATCAGCTCCATGTGATATCCCATATCGCAAAAGACGCACCTTTCGCCGTCCCGCTTATGTATCGCTTTCCGCGTTTTCGCCGTATATTCCAGCTTCCGCGTCAGTTTCTTCGCCACTCTCCGGTTCAACTCCTTCCTCCTTTGCCACGTCCCCGATCTCCATCTGCCCGGGGATCTGCCCCGGTGCTGCCGGAATGACTTCAAATTGGAACGCCACATAACCCGGTACAAGTCCGCCGTGGTCTTTGATCAAGTGTGTGATCTGGATATCGATTTCAATTCCAGTCTCTTCCCCGTTTTTCTGCCCGAACAGATGGATGATATTCTCAGTGCAGAGCGGATCTTTTGTCCGCAGGATCAAAAAGCGCTGTCCGGAACGAATATCCTTTAACAGGTTGCTGCCGATCGGCACGCGGTACTCCGCATCTTTCTTTGGCAGTTCTTCCCTAAATTCTTTCTTTTCCTCCGGTTCCTTCCACGAAATCCCGTCTCCTTTGGACGTTCCGCGCGGAAGCTGTTCCGGCCCGATCTCTTCCGGAACGCCTGCTGCCTGCTCTGCCTCTTCCTGGTCCATCTCTTCCCTTCCCATCTCTTCCTGCTCTTCATTTTCCGGAATACTCTTTTCCGTGCCCTGGCTTCCCGGTTTCGGCTCTGCCGCTTTCGTCACTTTTGACTTCGGATCGAGTTGCACCGGTGCAACTGAGCTGTTTTCGCCGTAGGTCTTTGCCCAGCTTTCTTCCGGCGTGTCTCCCTCCATCAGCAGACCGATTGCTTCCATCATGTCATCCCAGGAATATTTTTCTTTTTCCCCGGACCGGACATTGATCAACGCAATGTCCTGATCTGCGCCGTGCAGGGTAATCATCAGGCGTCCGATCCCAGCCACCCTGACGCTGTGCATTCCTTCGCCCGCAGGTGCCAGAATGTCCATGATCTCCCGCGAAAGCCCCGGCCACTTCGTCTGCTGCCACCCATTCCATATCTGCCACACATTCCATATCTTCCGGTGCAGCTCTGGAATATCATGCCCCAGCTGGTACATCGCCCTTTTCAGGTTGTTGTCCAAAAGCTCTGTGTCAAAGTCCTGCTGCTCCATCATCACTTCAAGGTCCGTGACTTTCTTTTCCTCTTCCACTTCGTCCTTGATCTTCTGGATATCCGACTTGCTGTAATCCGGTGTCAGCTCTTCTGTGATTTCTTCCGGGAGCAGTAGCATAACGGATAACTTCGCGCGCCCCATTCCCCGGTACTGGTCTTTCAGTCGGTCTGAATAGCCGTCCTCTGCGAATCTGTCATTGATCGCAATAAACCGGGATACCGCCGACTTGTCCAGACCATATTCTGCGGCGGCAAAATCCGTTACGCTCTTGTAGCCTGACTCCTGCAGCACATGTGTGTCCCGTGCAATCTTTAAGTAATAGCCGATCTGTACAAATCCTTCCTCAACCCGCTCCACTACTGCATCCATTGATGCCTTAAAATCCACATAACTGTTCTGGATTTCCGTTTTTTTATAATTCAAAATCTCCATCACACTGCCTCCTGAAGTTCTATTTTCTCTTCTCCCAATGTTCCACTTTTTAACCGGTCTATATAGTCGTTCAGCCATTTCTGCATCCGCTGCTCGTCCGGCTTTCTATCATGTGCGCCGTACCACTGCCGGATCCGATGCTGTTTTGCATCGATCTCCACTGTGATATATGGGATTTCCGGTGCTTCCTGCTGCCGCAGGAATAAAATATAGCTCTCGCCCTCATTGTGCTTCCGGAGATAATTGTCCCCGCCCACGCAATGATGCAGCAGCCTGCCTTCTGTCACGATCTCTTCCGCCGACCTGGCGGGGCGGATCAGGAACGCTTCGTCTTCCCAGAAATACTGTTTTCTTAGCTTCCTGTAATTGATCCTGATATTCGGGAATCGGATCGCAACCTCCGTCATCCGCTTATCCACTTCTTTCTGGTTCTGCTCTGCAATCATTGCCGTATGCGCTTCTCCAAGGTCTCTGGGCTGCAGATAAACGGTGTTTGTCATGTCATATCCCAATGCCTGCCTCATGGTCAGGTAGTCAACATACGTTGTTGCTGTACTTCGAAGCATATTCACAGCGCAGCTGAGGCCTGTCCCATAAACGCACCCGGAATATTTCTGCACCCGGTTCAGCAACTGTCTGAGGCTCATATATGTCAACACGATTTCCAACTGTCCGCGCCCCAGCTGCGTTTCTGTCAGCTGTTCTATCTCCTCCTCCGTCCATGCTGCGTTCATTCTTTTTTCCATTTGCAGTGTTTCCAAAGTCGGAATGTCCCCGTGTTTTCTGATCAAAAGCCGGATATGTTCTTTCCGGATTCCAAGGAACTTATCCAGCCTCTTTGCAGACTCATCTTTCACAATGCCGTATTCGCAGTGAATCAGCTTTTTTACTATTTCCGTCAACCCCATTTTGACCAGCATTTCCAGCTGCGGAGTCTCCATATATCGTCTAAAGTAATCTGCCGGGTTAAACTCACTGACCTGATGAGCATATTCCCGGATCGCACTGTACTGGAAGATCGTCCCCTGCAGCTGCCCATATGTCTCTGCCATAACCTGCGCGGCTTCAATGTTGATATTCCCATTTCCATACAGGTTGCAGTCATCCCAGAAGTCCTTTCCATCGACATAACTGTGCTTGTGATAATCCGTCTGAATTTTTTCTCCCGGATAAAAATAGGTCCTTGCAATTTCCACTCCGGAGAGTTCTTCGCTCGCGTTGTGCATTTCCAATCCCTTTTCCCCGGCGATCAGCCCCAGCCGCCAGGTTTTTGACACCTGAATATACCACAGCACCATCCCAACTTCTTTGTATTTCTGTCCGAGAAACAAATGAATTTTTCTTTCCTGCTCTCCACGGACTTTTCCCTGGCATTTGTATTCCCCATGCGCCCCGCACATCGGACACGTTCCGAAATCCCCTTGCCTTGGTTCTTCTTCCAGATGCTCAAACTGGGATTCGTAAGAGATCCCACTTTTCCATCGGATGTCCGTGACACCCCCGCATTTACTGCATGCGATCTGGGCGCGGCATCCGCGCTTTTTGTAGTACAGGTAGTGTCTTTCGTGGAAATACAGTCGATCTGCCCGAGTCAGGATCAATTGCTTTGGGAGCGGTCCTGTGTGCTTCGCCCGATCTTTCAATGCCCGCTGCCTGCGCTCATACTTCCTATTCTCGGCTTCCCGCCGTTTTGTCAGTACAATGTTGTTTTCATGCTCATAGATGTATTCCCACCATCTTTCTTCCCTCCAGATTGGCTTTGTACAGATTTTCCTGATCCTTCCCAGATCCGCTTCGTTCAGAAGGATATTCTTTACTGTAGCTGTCTTGTAAAAATCCTTCCGGTCTTCCGGCTCATTCCAAATCAGCCCTCTGTCATAATAGTGGTCCACCTCAATTTTTTGCTTCGTCCACTCATCTGCTTCCGGAAAATAGTTTCCAAAGTCCTTTTTCGTCAGCACGGTCCGAACCAGTGGGATTTCTTTTGCATCCCCGCGATTCCTGTATACCTCCAGAAACAGGTGCTGTTCCCCGGCGATCTCCTGCAATGCCGTCACGCCGACATACTTTACGGTGCGCTTCCGGACTACTTTCGGCAGTGTCAGATACGGGATTTTCTCAATCGCTTTTCTTTTCATGCCGTCCGCCTACTTTCCCAGATAATATTCTGTTATGATCTGGCGTGCCGTCGCTATTCCTGGGATGCCGAGTGTGCAACGGTCGGCAGTGACGCCTGCTGCCTTTAAAATTTCTTTGTCTACCGGATGCTGATTGCCAAACGACCATTTCAGTAGCGCAGCGATGCAGCCGTTTAAGCTCTTGCCTTTCTTCCGGACTGCCGCCGCCATGTCCATACTTTCCCCACAGCGGATCATGATGTAGGACAGCCAGTCCTCCATGATCTCTGCCGGCTTTAACGCAGCGGACTCCACTTTCAGCTTTCCCAGCGCCGCTGACAGCAGAGAACACAGCTCCGGCGTCACGCCGTCAATGAAGTCCTGCGCATCCTCCCTGTCCAGACCGTTTTCCTGTGCGATCGCAAAAATCGCGTCTGTATCGCCTTCCGCTTTCTGCCCATCAGCTGCAGCGTTGATTTCCTCCGCACTGTCAAATTCCCCGAATTTCTCGTAAAGCATTTGTGCCTCCTTCTGCGGGCTCGCCCCGCCCATCGTATTTTTCAGCTCTCCAGCGTTGTTTTCATTGTCTTGGTTCGCTCTACCTTGATATTTCCTTTTGAGGTTTTGGAGATTTTTGCCTTAATCTTCCGTTTCGTGTCCAACGTGACAGAATTGATCTCCCCGCGGTGCACCGCCGGAAGCGCTTTCTGCAGGATTTCTTCCACCTCCGGCATATCCTTCTGGAACAGGTCGGAAATATTCCGCTCCGCATCCGACATGACCTTTTCCTGCTCCTGCGCGTTCATCGCCTGCTCGCAGGTACATCGCTTTGTCGCAAGCGTGTTCTTTTCCTCTTCTGTCAGGGTTTTACCATCTTCTACCTCGATCTGGTTGACCTGGCCGCAATACATACAGATCCCGGTTTCACTTTTCATTTTCCTTTTACTCCTTTCCATTCCCGCTGCATCTGGGACTGCATCCAGCTCTTGTAGCTGTGTTCCTTCCCGTCTTCTACGGTTATTTCCTGTCCTTCCATCCTTCCAGACAGCTGTTCCCAGGCTTCCCGGTGGCTGACCGGCTTTCCTTTGGCCTTCTTCCAACCTGATGCCTGCCACTGCCTTATCCAGTCATTCTGCAGGGTGCTCCGAACTGCACTGCATTCAGTAATTACTATAACGGAGCAATTTTTCCGCAGCCGTCCCATTGCCTCACATAGCGCCCGGATTACAAGCCCATTTTCGTTCTCACAGCCCTCCCCGGATCCGAAACGTGTTTCCGGCTTGCCGTTCCGGATCGCTTCCATCAGGTACATGTACTTTCCGCCCCGTGCCCGCGGACCGTGAATATCGGTTTCTATGTAGATTTTCACCTTTGGCGGCATCGGCGTTCCCTCCTTTCCTCCTCCGGCCGGATCTTCAAAAGCGTGTACGACCGGCATTTGTACCCCGTTATTGGGTTTTTTCCTTCCCGAACGGAATCCTTGTCCAGGTAATAGCCTTTCGGCACCCTGATTTCTTTCCAGGTTTTCCAATGCAGATAGATTTTCTTCTCTGCTTCCGGGAGCGGCATATTCCGTGACAGAGAAAAATCGGACTCCTGCAGGCGCGGATCGGTTTTCGGCGTCTTCGTGATGTATGCCGCCAGCTTCTGGAACCCGCCAGCCTCATACATAAGCTGGTTCACGACTTTCCCGTGCTGCCATGCCTTTTTCAAGATCAGGTCTGTGTCCTCAATCCGGTTAATTACTATATGGACGTGCCACGCGCCCCTCGTCCCGACCTCAATATTTCTGATCCACCGAAGCTCCTTCCCTCGCTTTTTATATTCCCGACGGATGATCTTTATAGCCTCGGCGAAATCCGTCTTTGCCGACGCCATATCCGGCGGTCGTTCTTCTACCCGGTATGTCAAGGTAGAGAAATAATCGTTTTCATCGAAATACTCCATCAGCCTGATCCTGGCTTTCTTCTCTTTCTGCCACTGGTTCTGTTTTTCTACCTGCTCCGGCGTCTGGGCTTTCCGCTTTTCCCGCTTCTCTCCCGGCGCACCATACCGCGCCGAATGATATTCGCTTACGACATCCCCGTGCCGCGTCCGTATCACCACTTTTGTATATGCCATCTCCGGTTTCCCTGCCCTATCCTTAATAGTTTTATCAAGCTCGAAATGCGGTTGTTTTCCGCATTTTTCTTGCTTTTTTTATTCCGGAGTGGTATCCTATATCTAGGTTTATTGATCGCCACTTCGGCGGCTGGCATGTGTTGGAGCACATGCCTTTTCTTTGCCCTTTTTTATCCTGTCTCCTGTCCTTTTATCGCCACCATGTAATAGGCTTTCTGGACAAGCTCATGCGAGAACAATCCGTTTTCCGTCAAATGCCCCGAATCGTCCCGTTTTCCAAACAATTCCTCTTTTGTATGCTCCGGCAGCTCCAGCGCAACTGCGATATTCAGCGCCGTATCATACCGGTTCTTCGCTTTCGCGTATTCCTTATGTTCCATCAGCGTCCGGAACTCCGCCGCCAGGGCATTCAGCTTTCCGGCCACTTCCTTCTCGTTTAACATGTCATTCCTTTCAGACGATTTCCTCGTACTTTCTACGCGCCCTGTCCCGGCGTTTCTGCTTTTCTTTTTCCTCGCGCTCCCAGCTCATAATTCCCAGCACAAAAGCGATGCTTGAGCTAAGCAGCATTGCCGACGGCAGCCACATCAGGCCGAATTCGTACAGAATGAGCGCGATCGGGATCATCGCTGCTCCGATTGCCATATATACGTCTGACCAGTCAATTCTTTTTTTCATTTTTCCTCACTTTCCAGAAAAGTAGTGATCGCCGCACCGAAACAGCGGTGTCCCATACCTTCCATAACCTCCAGCGGTAAAATAATAGATATCCTTTCTGGACCTGTGTTCCAATTCCAGCTTTACCGCCAGATAGCTACTGTCTGCCGCCGCCCATACCCGCTCAATCGCCCCATTTTCCCAGGACGTGAACTGATGCTTCTGGGTAATCACTGCCGTAATGTCGTCCGGCCAGTCCGGATCTTCCACGCGATTTAAAACAACTGCTGCCACCAGCCGCTTTCCTTCCAGAGCCTGGTTGCCGGCTTCCGCCTCCACACAAAGTGCCAGCAGCTCCAGGCTGTCCCAGTATTCCTCTTCGGCGATTTCATCCGGCGTTTCATATGGAAGCTCCGCCGCGTATACGTTCTGTCCTGCTGACATGATGGATACCGCCAGCATGACTGCTGCCAATCCTTTATTTTTCAAAGTCTTATCCTCCCCATCCTTCTCGATCGTTTTTCTTATCCGAACTTTTCTCCATTTCTTCGATCTCTTTTGCGATTCCCGTCATCACCCAGACAGCAGCGCTGTCCGCCGCATGATCTGGAACGTCATACAGCTCAAACGCATTTTTCACTGCTTCACGAATTAAAGATTCCATTTTCTCTTTCATATTCCATCCTCGTCTTTCAGCTGCTGTCATAACTGATTTCTCCTTTGCTTTCTCCTGTTCCATCAAACGTGTTCGATTTTTTCAATCTCAATCAGACGCTGTAAATTGATAAGATAGGTGTGCTTTGTTTCTGATGTTTTCACGGAATATCCCCACGGATATTTCCCCTGTTCCAACCCTTTACGGATTGTCTGGGGACTTGCCCTCATAAGCTCCGCCGCTTCTTCCACTGAAATCCTGATGATCGGTTTCAGTCCCTGAATCCGGCTTACATGCTCTGTATCCCCGGCTTCATCCTGCAAAATGACGGGCTGCGGGTTGAAATAATCAACATCCAGCCCAAGTGCCACTGCAATTTCTGTCTGCGTCTTCTCCGGCGGAAGCTGCGTACCGGAAAGATATTGGCTGATCGACGCTTTGCTTTTCCCTGTCATGTTGCAGACCTGCGTTTGACTCAGCCCCTTTTCCCTGATAACTGCCTTCAGCCTGCGTCCGAACTCTGTCATATTTTCTCCTTTTCATTGAATTCAATCGCAATACGACCAACTACAAAACGGGCATCCTGTGATAAAGGTGCTTCCTGCCTTTTCAACACTGATTCCGTTTATCCATTTATGGCTCATTGATCTTACTGTTTTACCTTTTTCCCCATAAATGTCTTGATCGCATTTCCAGCAATACTGTTCCGGTGCAAAATGCGGAAGATTATTTTTTTTACAATATTTCATCTGCGCTATATTCGCTTCTATAGCATTAAAATGTTCCACAGTGCATCACCTCCTGCTGTCTTGATTTACTTATTGATTTTCCCAAATATGGCTCTATCGACTCTTCGATATCTTCCATTTTTAAGCGTTCAATCGTATCAACCTCTGCCAAAAGTTTTCCATCCAAGTCCCAGTATTGAGTCACTTCTCTTACTGGGTCTTGTTTTGTTCCAAAACCTCTATCTGCTTTGGTTTCAATTACCTGAATTACTCTGGCACTCCTTGTGCCATCCAGTATTTTTCGAGGCATTTGTTCAGCCGTCTTACACATCTTCTCTCCTCTTCATACATCTGTAATACCTCCTTTGCGCTTAATCCGAATCGCCGTTTGATGCGTTTCGCAACAAATTTGGCAAAAAAAATTTAATAATATTCTCTGTATCAGGTCTAATTTCTAATGCGCGTACCAATACCTCCACATCATCTGAATCAATCGGCGAATATCCATTAAGCTTATTATTCAGTGAATCAACGCTCATTCCCGTCTCTTCACTTAACGATCTGTACGTTTTACCTCGACTTCTAATCAGCCCCTTGAGGTCATAAAGCACAGGATATTTTTTCTTCTTTTTCAATCTATCACCTTCTTTCTTTGCTGCGTTTCGTAACATCTTGAATATAGCACCGTATTTTTCGTCTGTCAATACGTTTCGTAACGTTTTTATTTATTTTCATATTATTGTTATTGCTTTTCGTAACACAATATGATATATTCAGCTTAGAAAGGTGGTGCGCAATGACAAAAAAGACTGTAAATAAAGAGAAATTTGGAAACAGACTGACCCAGCTCATGGAAGAGTACAATGAAACTACTTATTCTATGGCAGAAAGATTTTCTTTAAGCTCTCCTACTATTTCCAGATACATGAGCGGACAGATGGCTGCTAAAGTTACCACCATTCAACTTATGGCAAGCTATTTTCAAGTGAATCCTATCTGGCTTATGGGTTTTGATGTTCCTAAACATGAAAAGGTATCAATCACATCTACCCCCATTCCTGATCATAAATCAGCAATAATGACCTACTATAACCAATTAAATGCCATCGGTAAAGAAACTGCCGCTGAACATGTCAGGCTTCTTACTTTAGATAAAAAATACACCAATCAGGCTATCCAGCCTTTTTCTTCTGCAGCTACTGCCCCAAAAACCGAAGCTGCGCACGCAAGGTCTGATATCCAGCAGACTACGGATGGTCAGGCGCACGATGATGATATTATGAATAACGATTCCGAATGGGAGTGAACCTTTGTTATACGAAGATTTGTTAATAGAAGCTGATATGTCCAACCTCATTGTAAAAGAAAAGCCTCTCATAAATAATGATGGACTTATCAGTGGAAATCGCATTGCTATCCGAAAAAATATAGCAACAACCACAGAGAAAGCCTGTGTCTTGGCCGAGGAACTTGGGCATCATTACACGACTACCGGTAATATCCTTGACCAGCAGAATGTTGTGAACGCAAAACAAGAACTGCATGCTAGGACATGGGCATATAATGAATGTATCGGTCTTATCGGTATCGTCAAAGCCTTTGAATCTGGCTGTAAATCTCTTTATGAAATGGCTGATTATCTGAATGTGACAGAAGATTTTCTGAAAGATGCTCTGGAATCCTTCCGACGCAAGTATGGAATCTATACAGAAATAGACAACTATTTTATTTTCTTTGAACCATATATTTCCGTCATGAGGAAATACACTTAAATAATCTCTTTATCCGAATCAGAACAGCGCTTTGCATGTACGCATGAGCTCGGCCATGTCCCGCTTCATCCGGATGCAAACACACCGTTTTTGACAAAATATACTTATCTGTCCGTTGATAAATACGAGATCGAAGCGAACAAATTTGCTTTAGAACTTCTGATTCCAGACGAATTGCTTTTGGAGTATCAGGACTGCACCATAGACCAGGTTGCAAGAGCTATTGGATATCAAAAGAATTTGATTGCATTGAGAATGAAATAAAGTTCTATAATCAAAAAGTGTTTTTGTATTAGAATTGCTTTCTCATTTAAAACCTATAGATATTGATTATCTATACAGATCACAAGAGTGGTTATGTAAATATATCAACTCATAGCTTAATTTATTCAGATTCTAAATGAATCTACTTTGTATTGTCGGAGGTTACTATGTTTGGAAGATCCAAAAAACTGTATAATACCATCGATGCTCTTCAATCCCATAATCAAGAGCTGATAGATGAAATAAATTCTCTTAAAAATACTATTGCGACTTTGCAAACTTCCTTGTGCCAAAAGAACGCTGAATTAGAAAAAAGCCAAAAAATTTTATATTCTATTCCAACAGATGATAACGGAAACCCTCTTTGTGACCGCTATTTGTATGTTGCCAGACACAATAATGATACCTTGTTGCAACAATGGAATTTATGGGAAAACTCTTTGCATCAAGAAGATCAGCAGTTGCAAAGACAAAAACGCGCTAAAGCAGCAAACTATACCCCTCTTTCTCTCAATCCTATAGATGGATCCGGAACATTCAGAGGGTCATCCTGCGATTACACCACCACTCTTTGCGATTGTAGTTGTACGGATTTCTATCGTCGTCATCTACCTTGCAAACATATGTATCGTCTTGCCTATGAATTTGACCTATTTTTTATGGACGGGGTTTCAAAACTCCCTGAAGGAATGCATGCTATCACTATGGCCGATTTTAAAGAGCGTTTTCGTTCTGTGCCCAAAAGCTATTACGAAACTGTTTACAATATATTTTCTGAAGACGAAGCCGTTGTGCTTGAAAAATCTTTGTCCCTAAAAAGGTTACTGGATTTACAACTAATACAATCAAGCTCAAACACCCGTGCTTTTTTAGATTCTTTTACCAAGGATCAGTTATTGTACTATCTTCCACCTAATCACAAAAAGAGCATGCGAAAAGCAGCTCTAGTTGAAGAAATAGAAAATGAACATCCGGAAGTTATTGAAGAATTGCAAAGAACCTCAATCGCTGTCGAACCATCCGTCTCTCTTTTACATATAAAAGATGAAATCGAAGCTTATCTATCCCGCTTAGATTTTTAACAAGAAACGAGCTGTCTAACTTTACTCAAGAACAGAGTTACAATATGAAATCAGCAGCCGAATATCACTTGTTAAAAATTCTATCCAGACAAACCAGTCCATATCATTGGAAAGGTTGTAGAATTAAGACGGAAATTTTAAACAGGCGCACAACTTGAAACTGATGATAAATTGTCGCCAGTTGGAAATGCGCACCATATTTTATCCACGCAATATCCACAGTTATACATTTTTTCTTGACACCGATATATTCCTACAGTATGGTCATTTTGGAATGTACTCTGGTGTCCTTCGGTACCGGGGTCTTTTTATTATAGAAGAATGCTTAACTATGGCTGATCACGAAAGGAGGTCTTGTCTATGCCTTTACCGAAACAGCACACATACACATCTGAAGACTACTGGAACCTGCCGGACGGCGAACGCGCAGAGCTAATCGATGGCCAGCTTTATAACATAGCTCCGCCCAGCCGGATCCATCAGCGGCTCGTATCCCAGTTTACCCGTGTAATCGGTCATTACATCGCCGATCATCACGGCTCCTGTCAGGTCTATCCTGCCCCATTTGCTGTCAATTTGGACGCAGACGATGAAGACTGGGTTGAACCGGATATATCCGTTATCTGCGACCACAGCAAGCTCACAGACAAAGGGTGCAGCGGCGCGCCGGACTGGATCGTGGAAATTGTATCGCCGTCCAGCCGCCGGATGGATTACTCCATCAAAAACACGATCTATTCCGGTGCCGGCGTCCGGGAATACTGGATCGTCGATCCTGCGAAGCAACGTACCACCGTGTATCATTACGAAGAAGATGCAGCTCCGATGATCTATCTGTTCGATCAACCGGTTGCCGCTGGAATTTACGCTGATTTGGTGATCTGTATCGCTGATTTATTGAATAACTGAAAGGATGTGATTTTTTATGATGTACCCCTTTATGACGCTGAACGATGATACTGAAATTGTTCACTCAGAAATGAAACCCGATGGACGCGTCAAGGTATATATCGAAACTCCTGATGCAAAATGCTGTTTCCGTCATGCCACCTGCTGGCTGCCCGAATACAAATGGGAAGATGTTTATCAGTATTCTGATGAAGATTTAAAAAAATTTGAGGAAATTATCCGGTCTACTGCTCACCTGATTATGGAATTTTCTCAGGAGGGAGGTTTTGACAGTGCCTCAGGTTTTTAGAATGGGATCATACTGGATATATTTCTGGACAAATGAGAATGAACCTCTTGAACCCGTACATGTCCATGTTGCGGAAGGTTCGCCTACTGCAAATGCCACTAAAATCTGGATTACCAGCACCGGACATTGTTTGCTTTGCAACAATAATTCTCATATTCCCCCTAAAACACTTCGAAATATTATGAGAATGATTGAAGCACGAAATGCAGATGTCCTCTCCCTTTGGAAAACGTACTTCGGCGAAATCAGATATTTTTGTTAACAAAAGAAAAGCCCCGGTGCTACCAACACCGGGACAATCCCAGAAACTATGCAGGCCAGGTGGCCGGTATAATCTCCAAACGCAAAGAAATTATATCACACATGCCTGCACCTGCATAGGTGTATTTTTTATACCAAAAAGGAGGGAATATCATGCGTTTACCAAACGGTTATGGCTCCGTTCACAAGCTTTCCGGGAAACGCCGGAATCCCTGGCGTGCAAGAAAAACGGCTGGATGGGATGTAGACCCGGAATCCGGTATCCCAACACAAAAATATGAAACCATCGGTTACTACCCCACCCGTCAGGAAGCATTGCAGGCACTGGCAGACTACAATTCGAATCCTTATGATATCAGCGTGTCTTCCATCACCTTTTCTGATGTTTACTCCATGTGGTCGAAAGAATACTATTCCACGCTGAAGAATGATTCCAGTGCCCGCAGTTACAAAGCAGCCTATAAATACTGTGAACCGATCTACGCTGTGCCCATGCGTGATCTGCGTGTTTTCCATCTGCAGGGCGTAATAAATGATGCAGATGTCGGGGAAGCGACGAAAAGCCGTATGAAGTCCCTTTTTAACCTCATGTACAAATACGCTATGACACATGATATCGTGAACAAAGACTACAGCGCTCTATTCGTCCAGAAAGTCGGCAAGCGGGACAAGTCGCAGCGTGTGCCGTTCAAAAACAGCGAAGTGCAACAGCTCTGGAAGCTCCGCAGCTTTGGGGTTACGGACATGATCCTGTTTTCCGTTTATACCGGATTCCGCCCGTCAGAAGTTCTGCTTATCGAAACCAAAAACGTTGATCTGGCTCGCTGGCGGATCAAGGGCGGCATGAAAACTGAAGCCGGAACTGACCGCATGGTTCCGATTCATCCGATGATCCGCCCCATCGTACAGGATCACTACAACCCGGAAAATGAATTCTTGTTTCCAAACGAACAGGGGCAGCTTATGACCTACGATCAGTATCGTGGACGCTTCAAAAAGGTTATGTCCCGGATCGGAACCGTACATACTCCGCACGAAGCACGCCATACATTCATTTCCTGCGCAAAGCATTACAAGATGGACAATAACCTGTTGAAAGCCATCGTCGGACATAAGATCACCGACATTACCGAAGAGGTTTACACCCACAGACCTTACAGCGATTACGAACGTGCTGTATCCTTAATTTCCTACGACGGCGCGGACATCGAATACGAATCCATTGACGCCGAATGGGACTAA